AGGCAGCGCCCCTCTACCGACTAGACTTTAAAAGAACAAACGAACAAACCACATGCTCACCAAGATCATCGACGCTCCTGAGACGTACAACGGTTGGTATTCATACGAGACATGGAACGTCGCCCTGTGGATCAGCAATGAGGAGATGATCTACCACCACGCCAAAGCAAACCAGAATCTAGGGTATCGTCGATGGGCAAAGCGATTCATCGATGAGTTCGGTGAGTACATCACGGGCGACGGCGTGGCATGGTTGTCTGACAAGGTAGACACCGATGAGATGGATGAGATGCTCGCTGAACTCTAAGGGGTCGCCCCCTCCGTGCTACAATACTAAAGAACTCAACCCACATCATGAACTTTCAGACAGCGACTAAGGCAGAGCTCCTAGCAGCAGGGTTCAGCATGAAGACCGTTCGCCCACGTCGCCCACGTAAGGGAGAACTGATCTGTCAGCGTGTAGGATTTAAAACCAAGAGAGGAGGACAGCAATGGAGGGACAGAGCACACATCAGCAGCCCCAGTGCCTACGCTGTTGTGATGGGCAACGGGTGACAGTCTAGCACAGATGCACTAGAGGGGCAGGGGGACTGTATGCCCCCTAAGCCCCTGAAGCGCCCTAGCCCCTTAGCGAAAAACCGAACACTACCCTAACCTACAAAGTGTTACCCAAGCGAGATAAATATTACGAAGGGAAAACGAGATCTTAGAATACCTCGAAAATAAAAAATTTCCCAGGTAAAAAACCGCCTCAGAAGTCGAGTCATGAAACACAAAGTAACGTTCAGGACGCCTAACGGCGTATTACAGGAAACAATGTTTGATCAATTTGATGAATTTTGTGATAGCATGGAAAATGTAGCAACAGAGTATTACCAAGGACTGAAAGAGCCTGGGGATGTAAACATTGAGTCAGTATTAGATGACGGATCAACCAGAGCAGAGAAAGTTTCATTCGATGGAAGAACTGAATACCTATCTGAGCAAGATGAAGTTGATGTATAAGCCTCCTGGTGGGGAATATATGTTAGTCACGGATTATCTGAACACAGTAGAGGAAAGGTTAAGGAGGTTAGAGAATGACACAACTGATCGTACCTGAGACTATAGATACCACTACAGTAGTAGGAAACTGTACATATCCTGCTACACCGCTAGGTGGTGCTCCAGTCGTCTCTCCGAACATTACGGTTGGCGGAGTCCAGGCAAAGTTTTATACGAGTGCCTCAGTGCCTTCTACAGTACAGGGAGTACCTAATGGTATAGGACCATGTGCTCCAGGAGTTAGAAGTATGGTAGTAACAAACAATACTACTGTATTTTTTAACGGACAGTTGCCAGCTGTTGTAGGAGACCAGGCACAATTGTTAGGCACTCCCAGACCACTTGTTGGTCCATACGGTCCAGCAACTGTCTTAATTGGCAGTTCATCATGAATATGGTATAATACAAAGGTAAATCAAGGATCATTATGGCAAAAGCAAGAGTCGGACTGAACGGTCAGCAAACTATCGAAGCTAAACCCAAGAAAACCCGTCAGGGATATGGGAAGCACACGAAGTATGCTGCTACTAGCAGAAACAACAAAAAGAAGATGTATCGTGGACAAGGTAAGTGAGGTAAGGCAATGGATTGAGCATGTCTCTAAGAAGCGTGAGGAACTGGGCGGTCATGCCATATGTCCTTACGCTTTTTCCGCGTCAGTATGTATAGAGGAACGTGCTCTGAACCGTGTGACTCTGATAGAAGGCGCGACAGAGGACATTATTATCTTTATTGTAGAAGATAATGTAACGTTAGCATCTATGTTAAACAAAGTTGCTGAACTTAATATGAAGCATCCAGATTATGTGTTTCTGGATGATCATAAAGACGAACCAACTCATATCAGGGGTATACAAACTAATCTTGGTAAATATAACATGATCATGTGTCAACGTAATGATAAATTACTAGAGGCACGTGAGAAGTTACATAAAACCGATTATTATGACTACTGGCACCAAGAAATGTATCAAAGGATTATCAATGGCAAATTCACCAACCGACAAGAGCAAAGGATTCGTAGAATCTGGAATGACACTCATAACTCAGCAATCGAGTGACAAATATCTTAATAAAGTTAAAAGAGTTAAGGAAGAGTTTGACAACCAAGCAGAATGGGCGGATGGTTTTGTAGGTAAGTAAGATAAATAATCAATAAACCTGCCTTCATGCCTGAACTCCAAACATTTAAGGATTTCAACCTCAACTTTAAACCTCACCCTGTAACTGAGGATCTACAAGTTGTAAAGGATAGTGCAGACATCAAACAGTCAATTAAGAGCCTTCTATTAACAAGAAGGGGCGAACGACTGTTTAATTCTGATTTGGGTACAGGTTTAAGCGATTTATTGTTTGAACCTTTAGATTTTGGTACGGCAGCAGTTATTCGTGATGAGATTTTCAGTGTCATCAGTAGTTATGAGAGTCGAGTCGAAATTAGATCTTTGAACGTCGATACTAACTTTGAAGACAATGGTTATGATATTGAATTAGAGTATGTGATTCGAGGAAGATCGGATCTACAAAACAACATCGAATTCTTCTTAGAGAGCAGTAGATAACCATGGCGTCATACGTACAAGTATCAAATTTAGACTTCCAAGACATTAAAACTGCTCTTAAGGAATATTTGAGGGCACAGACTGATTTCACATCGTATGATTTTGAAGGATCATCGATGAGTGTCCTATTGGACATTCTTGCTTACAATACTTACTACACAGCATTCAACACTAACATGGTGGTGAATGAGATGTTCCTGGACTCAGCAACGCTCAGGGACAACGTTATCTCTCTTGCCAAGCAATTAGGTTATAGACCTAAGTCAAAGGTTGCTCCGAGGGCAGAGGTGACCTTTACAGCGTCATATCCTGGTGCTGCTCCAAAAATTGCTGTATTACAGAAAGGTACAGGATTTACAACAGTATTCAATGATACATTGTATTCTTATGTAACAATTGAAGATCAATCAGTGCCTGTGGAAAACAGTGTTGCTTATTTTGATGATGTTCCCGTCTACGAAGGAACTCTCATTACTAGTACATTTGTAGTTAATAATGCTCTACCTTCCCAAAGGTTCATTATACAGAACCCAGGCGTCGATACTAACTCGGTGAGGGTCAAAGTGTATGAAAGTCAGCAATCGACCTTCTACGAGGTCTACGACTACGCTGAGAACATTCTAAACGTTGACTACAGGTCAACTTCATTCTTCCTAGACGAAATCGAAGATGAACGCTACGAACTCTTCTTCGGTGATGGTGTACTAGGTAAAAAACTTGAAAATGGCAATAAAATTGAAGTCTCGTATCTTGTAACTAATGGACCAGAAACTAACGGAGCGAAAAGTTTTACTTTTAATGGTGTTATTACCGACAAGTTTAGCAATATTGGGTATGTCTATAACATTGCTGTCGATTCAGCGTCTACAGTAGCAGCGAACGGCGGTGCTGACATCGAATCACTCAGTAAGATCAAATACAACGCTCCCAAGTTCTTTAGCACTCAGGACCGTGCTGTCACTGCTACAGACTACTCTAGTATTGTTAGAAATATCTATCCAGCAATTTCCGACATCATTATTTTTGGTGGCGAAGAGGATGATCCCCCAGAATATGGTAAAGTAAAAATTGTTGTCAAGCCTGAGCAAGCAAGTTTCCTATCATCTACCACTAAGAAGCAAATTGTGGAGCAGATGAAGAGGTACATGGTCGCTTCTGTCATTCCAGAAATTATTGACCCATCTATTTTGTATATTGAAGCAAATACTTCAATTTACTATAGCACTGCTGTAACTACCCAAAAACCAGAAGATATTAAGAACAAAGTTATTTCTGGTATTAATAATTACCTAGCACAGTCGGATGTTGAGAAGTTCAACGGTAAGTTCAGATTTAGTAAGTTTGTATCAACAATTGACAATTCTGATCGTGCCATTGCCTCAAATAAAACTGAGATCACGTTGAGAAAAGATTTCTTCCCTCAGATTAATTCTACAACATTTTATGAGGTTTGTTTCCAGAACGAATTCTACCAAGATTGTAACGGACCATCTTTAGTGTCCTCGGGATTCAAAGTCACCGAATTCCCTTCATACACAGTGTATTTTGAAGATAGGGATGGTGTAATCGCCCTATATAGAGTAGACAGTTTGACTAGTGAAAAAATTACATTAAACGATTCTATCGGGACCGTTGATTACGTTAAAGGCGAAGTCAAATTATATGATGTAACTATCATTCAAGGTAGTTTTAGCGACAACCGAATCC